CCCCCTCTATATAGAAATACCCCCCGTCAGGAGTCCCAACCTCCTTTCGCTTTACAAAGTTATTATTTGCCTATACATTCACCCAACTCCAATCTCGGTGCCCCTATTCCCGCGATGAATGTAGAACCTACAAAAGATAAGCCTGTGCCGTTTGACCTCTCCGCAGAGGAACCCGAGCACATAAAAGAGAAAATGATTGTTGCAGGCGACACAGCTCTGCTTCTTAATCAGTTGGGGATGCCGTTAGAGATGGACCCCGATGACGCTGCCAAAGCCGAAGAGTTATTTAAGCAAGCAGGCAAAGGACTCCCAGCGCGGCAAACTAAAAAAGATTTAATGAACGGTGGCGTTGCTGCCACCCTGCGAACGATTATTGCTAAGTATGATTCCCCAGTGTTTGGGGATATTGTGCAGGCGCGGCATTTTATTACTGCCAAACTCGTAGAGCTTGCAACCTGTGGCGATACTAAAATAGAAATAAAAGCTTTAGAGTTATTAGGTAAGCACAGCGATATTGGTGTATTTACTGAACGCAGCGAAATAACTATTACCCACAAAAATTCTGCTGACTTAGAAGCAGAGATTAAAGAACGTATTAAACGCTTATTAGTAGGCGGTGCTACTGACGTAGATATAATACCGACAAAGAGTTTAGACGATGAATTAGGTGTGGCTCCAGTATTAAAAACTGAGTCTGAGCTTTTAGATGGTTAATAATCAACAACCTCAAGATAATGCAAACTTGGCTGCATTATTAAAAAATCTTTCAGGATTACCTGAAGGTGAACTACGCGATTTAAATCTGCGGTTACAAAAACTTGAGAAATTAAAATCCCAAGAGGTATGTAAGGAACGGTTTATTAAGTTTGTAAAGCGGGTTTGGCCTACATTTGTGGATGGTAGACATCATGTGCGAATGGCTGCGGCTTTTGAAAGAGTCGCTCGGGGGGAGTCTAAACGCCTCATTATTAATATGCCTCCTCGTCATACTAAGTCTGAATTTGCTTCTTACCTTTTACCTGCTTGGTTCTTGGGAAAGTTCCCTAATAAAAAAGTAATTCAAACAGCACATACTGCTGAGTTATCCGTAGGCTTCGGTAGGAAGGTGCGAAATCTTGTTGATCAGGACTCTTATAAGAGTATTTTTCCCGGTGTAGGGTTGCAAGCGGATTCAAAAGCTGCCGGTAGATGGAATACAAACAAAGGTGGTGAGTATTTTGCTATTGGTGTAGGCGGTGCAGTGACAGGTAAGGGTGCGGATCTGTTAATTATTGATGACCCACACTCAGAACAAGAGGCTGCATTAGCTGCAACGAACCCAGAAATCTACGATAAGGTGTACGAGTGGTACACATCAGGCCCAAGACAGCGTCTGCAACCGGGGGGAGCCATTGTTATTGTGATGACTCGGTGGGGTTTGAGGGATTTAACGGGTCAAGTTGTCAAAAATGCAGCCCAAAGAGGGGGTGATGAGTGGGAAGTGATCGAATTTCCTGCGATTTTGCCCTCTGGGAACCCACTTTGGCCTGAATTTTGGTCATTAGAGGAGCTTTCTGCACTAAAAGAGGAGCTTCCGAACTCAAAATGGCAGGCTCAGTACCAGCAACAGCCAACTTCTGAAGAAGGTGCCATCGTCAAGCGCGAATGGTGGAAGGTATGGGAAAAAGATGAACCTCCAAGATGTGACTTTATTATTCAGTCGTGGGATACGGCGTACGAAACGACTAATCGTTCGGACTTTTCTGCGTGTACAACGTGGGGTGTATGGACTACTGAGGAGGGTGAGACAAACATCATCCTCTTAGATTCATATAAAGCACGGCTTGAGTTCTACGAACTGAAGAAAAAAGTATTAGAGATGCACAAAGAGTACGAGCCTGATGCGCTGATTGTAGAAAAGAAGGTATCAGGCATTTCGCTCTATCAAGAATTGCGGCGCATGGGTGTGCCGGTAGCAGAATTTACCCCCAGCAAGGGCAACGACAAGATTACTCGACTCAACTCGGTCTCGGACATTATTCAGTCGGGGCGTGTGTGGGTGCCTAACACTCGGTGGGCAGAAGAATTGATTGATGAGATTGCAGCTTTTCCCGCAGGCGAGCATGATGACTTAGTGGATGCAACTACGTTAGCATTAGCACGTTTTAGAAATGGCGGTTTCTTACGTCTGCCTACGGATGAGCCTGATGAGTTGCAATACTTCCGTGGGTATCGTGGCGCTAAGCGCGGGTACTACTTGAACTAGGAATGAATCATGGCTATTGATAAGTCGTTATACAGTGCGCCCGAGGGTATTGAGGCGCTTGCGCTTGAAGAAGCTCCTATTGAGATTGAAATCGTTAATCCTGAAGGTGTTTCTATTGGGATCGATGGTGTTGAGATTGACCTGATGCCCGAAGATGAAAACGAAGAAGAGGAGTTTGATTCCAACCTTGCCGAGCACATGACCGAAGCCGAACTGCAAAAGATTGCAGGCGACATTATGGAATTGATTGAGGCTGACATCAATTCGCGTAAAGATTGGGCTGATACCTACGTTAAGGGCTTGGATGTGCTGGGCCTACGTTATGACGAGGTGACTGAGCCTTGGGATGGTGCGTGTGGTGTGTTCTCTACACTTCTTACGGAAGCTGCGATTCGCTTCCAAAGCGAGTCCATCATGGAGACATTCCCAGCAAGTGGGCCTGTAAAAACAAGCATTATTGGTCAGTTTACACCTGAGATTGAAGAAGCAGGTAAACGGGTTCAGGCTGATATGAACTATCAGTTAACGGATAAGATGCCTGAGTATCGCTCAGAGCACGAACGTGCGCTGTGGGGTGTGGCGCTGGCTGGTTCGTCATTTAAGAAGGTCTACTACGATCCGTCGCTAGAGCGACAAGTTTCATTTTATGTACCTGCTGAGGATGTCATCCTCCCATATGGTGTAACAAACATTAGACGTACAGACCGCCTTACGCATGTGATGCGTAAGACTAAAAATGATGTTAAGAAGTTACAGGTCAGTGGGTTCTACCGCGATGTTGATCTTGGTGAACCATACGCCACACAGACTGATATTGAGAAAGCCAAGGCTCAGAAAGAAGGGGTTGAGCAGACTAAAGATGAGCGGTATCAGATATGCGAGGTGCATATCGAGTATGACTTGCCGGGGTATGAGGAAGAACTGCCACTGCCCTACGTCATAACCATCGACAAAAATACCAACAAAGTCTTAGCCATAAGACGTAACTACAAAGAAGACGACCCTCAGAAACGTGCGCGGCAGCACTTTGTGCACTATATGTATATCCCCGGTTTTGGAGCTTATGGTTTTGGGTTGATACACATTATTGGTGGCTACGCCACAGCAGGCACTATGCTGATCCGTCAGCTTGTGGATGCAGGCTCATTATCAAACCTTCCCGGTGGGTTGAAGTCTAGAGGACTCAGGATCAAGGGAGATGACACCCCGATTGCTCCGGGTGAATGGCGTGATGTGGATGTGCCGGGGGGAGCGATCAGAGACAACATACTGCCGTTGCCTTATAAAGAACCCAGTCAAGTTCTACTTGCCTTACTAAACCAAATCACTGAAGAAGCTCGACGTTTAAGTGGTATGGCTGATATGAAAGTCAGCGATATGTCGAGTCAGGCTCCGGTGGGTACGACGCTTGCTCTCTTAGAGAGGCAACTCAAGACGATGGGTGCTGTGCAGGCTCGCATCCATGCAGCGATGAAAGAAGAGTTTAAGCTGCTCAAAGAAATCATCAGGGAATACACCTCACCTGATTACAGCTACGTGCCACAAGATGGCACACCGCAGGTTAAGGCTGAAGACTACGACATTGTGGAAGTTATCCCGGTGTCTGATCCCAACGCCTCGACGATGGCTCAGCGGGTGGTGCAGTACCAAGCTGCCTTGCAGCTAGCCCAAGGAGCGCCGCAGTTATATGACATGCCCCGCCTTCACAGGCAGATGCTTGATGTGCTTGGTATCCCTAACGCCGACAAGCTTGTACCACTGCCAGATGATCAGAAACCCAAAGATCCAATCACTGAAAATATGAATGTGCTCAAAGGTGTGCCGGTCAAAGCGTTTATCTATCAGGATCATCAGGCGCACATCACAACACATATGACCTTCTTGCAAGACCCGAGCATTATGCAAACCATAGGGCAAAACCCGATGGCGCAGACCATGCAGGGTGCAATGATGGCTCACGTTGCTGAGCATTTGGGGTATAGGTACAGACAAGAGATTGAACAGCGGGTGGGTGCGCCGTTACCCGGACCTGAACAACAGATCTCTGAAGCTGAAGAATTAGCTATGGCTAAGTACGTAGCAGAAGCAGCTCAACAAGTCCTACAGATCCACCAATCTCAAGCAGCTCAAGCCCAAGCTCAACAGATGGCACAAGATCCGCTGGTTCAGATGCAACAACAAGAGTTGCAGATCAAGGGTATGGAGCAACAACGCAAGGCTGCTAAAGATCAGGCTGACATTGCGCTAGCCCAAGGTAGGCTACAGAACGAGAAGGAACGGATCGCGCTTGAGGCTCAGAAGGAAAATATCCGATTGCAAAGTCAAGATAAACGCGACGATAAAAAGATCCAAGCTGACTTACTTAAAACTGCAATGACAAAAAGGGGTAATAGATGACCCAAGAACGAGCAATGTTGGATCACTTATTTAATAAGCTTAAAGAGCGCGAGCGAGAAGTGAGTGAGGCTATGGCTGAAGGGAACTGTAAAGACTTTGCTGAATATAAGAATTTGTGTGGCGTAATCCAAGGTCTACGCCGTGCAAGGATGGAAGTACAAGACCTTGTGCAACGTTATGAGGAATTTGAAAATGACTGAAGTAGCAGATGCAGTAATCGAAGAAGTTAAAGAACGAGCGAAGCAGTTACCAATCGTTAGGGGTTATAAGATCCTTTGCACCTTACCCAACATTGAAAACAAGTTTGATAGCGGGATTATTAAGGCTGATACGACGGTCAAATATGAAGAGCTACTAAGTAACGTGCTCTTTGTCGTAGCACTAGGTGATATGGCTTATGCCGATAAAAACCGCTTCCCAACTGGGGCATGGTGCAAACCGGGGGACTTTATTATTACTCGTGCTAATACTGGCACCCGCATCAAGATTCACGACCGTGAGTTTCGGATTATTAATGATGATTCTGTCGAAGCGGTGGTCGAAGACCCCCGTGGTATCCAACGTGCGTGAGGTGATATATGGATAAAATTGAATTTAAGTTCCCTGACGAGAAAGAACCGGAAGCCAAACAGAAAACTAAAAGTGACGATGGGTTTGAGTTTGACATCGAAGTTGTTGATGACACACCTGAGCAAGATCAAAACCGCAAACCACTTGAAGAGCCTGTTAATGAAGTAACTGACGACGAGCTTTCTAAGTATGACGAGAGCGTTCAGAAGCGGATTAAACGAATTACGCATGGTTATCACGATGAGCGTCGTGCTAAAGAAGCAGCCTTGCGTGAACGTGAAGAAGCACTAAAGTTTGCTCAGCATATTATTCATGAAAACAACAGTCTTAAGAAAAATCTAGGCGACCATACAACGCTTTTAGTTGGCACAGCTAAACAAAATGCCGAGTTTGCGTTAGCTCAAGCGCGGGCTAAATATAAAGCTGCATATGACGCTGGGGATTCTGATCAGATTATTGCAGCTCAGGAAGAATTAACGCAGGCTAAGTTACGACTTGATAAAGTTGAAAACTTTAGACCACCCCCTTTACAGGAACAACAAATTCCTGTAAATATGCAACCACAATCCGCTCCAGAGCCAAAAGCCGATCCCAAAGCACTTGCGTGGCGTAATGAAAATCAGTGGTTTGGGAAAAATAGGCCGATGACTGCCTTCACTCTGGGGCTGCACGAGCAATTGGTTGAAGAAGGCGTTGATCCAACTTCAAATGAGTATTATGAAGCGATCAATAAAACCGTACGTAGCAAGTTCCCCGAAAGCTTTTCTGATGAGCAAAGTAAACCGGGAGCGAAACGGACGAGCAGTAATGTTGTAGCCCCAGCAAGCAGAAACGTTGCCCCGAAGAAAATCACGTTGACGCAAACTCAGGTTGCACTAGCTAAGAAGTTACGTATTCCTCTTGATTTATATGCCCGGAAAGTGGCGGAAGGTATGACACAAAATGGCTGAAAATAAACTAGCTGAAACCCGCGCAAGCCGCGAAACAGAAACCCGCGCTAAAGATGAGCGTCCTCGCACTTGGGCACCGCCCACGTTGCTGCCTGACCCTGATCCTGAAGCTGGATATAAATTTCGTTGGGTGCGTGTTAGTACGATGGGTCAAAACGATCCACGTAATGTGTCATCAAAACTCCGCGAAGGCTGGGAGCCTGTTAGAGCAGCAGATCATCCCGAAATTTCAATGTATCTAGATAATGACATCGAGCGTTATAAAGATAACATTGTGGTTGGTGGATTAATGCTGTGTAAAACCCCAACAGAAATGGTTGACCAGCGCAACGACTTTTATCAAAAGCAAGCCGATGCGCAAATGCGTTCTGTTGACAGTAACTTCATGCGCGAGAATGATCCACGGATGCCTCTGTTCGCAGAGCGTAAATCTACAGTTTCATTTGGGCGCGGTAATCAACAATCTAAGGAGTAATTCCAAATGGCTTACCCGACTATTGACAAGCCCTATGGCTTGAAGCCGATCAATTTGATCGGTGGTCAGGTCTTTGCTGGAGCAACTCGTCAGCGTCGTATCGCATCCGGTGCTTCTAGCATCGGTTTTGGTGACCCCGTTATTTTTGTTAGTGACGGCACCATTGCGGTTTCTACCTCAACGACAACTGCCCCTGCAACAGGCTTTGCTGGCGTCTTTCTAGGATGTCAGTTTGTTTCTTCCGTGACTGGTCAACCGACCTTCTCACAAGCTTGGATCTCTGGCACCGCAATTGCAAGCAATA